TGACCAATCACTTGAAGTTTTGACTATCGAAGTCACAAACCCAGCCATGGTTTCAATCGTGGCTTGTGGCGCAACCGCTTAATCCATGTCATGCTCAACAAATATCACGCTTACTCCAGTTGTCTACAAAGACACTTGGGATGGCTTGACTGAATGCTCATTTTCTTCTGATGGAACGGCGTTTGCTTCACCGCTTGCGCTTGTCCGTATGTTCTTTAAAAATGAGGATGGAGAAGTTGGTTTGGAGCTTTCGAGCGCAAATAGCACGATCACTATTGATGACGCTGCGGCTTGGGAGTTCACAATTAACCCAGTATCTCCCATTCTATTAGAGCCGGGTCAATGGTATTGGTCGATTGAAACAACAGACGATCAGGATATTGTTAAAACGAGGCTTTTTGGATCTCTTGAAATTTTAGGTGATGCTACTCAATGAGTAATAACGAGGAGATCATAACCGCTAGGCTAACCGATAACAGCGAGGTTATACGGGTTAAGATCAACACTTTAGCAAGAGGGCCACAGGGGGAACCCGGCGCGGCGCAAGCTAGTTTTGAGACAGTATCTAAAAACTTGGATGACGATGATTCAACTTTCACATTTTCTGGTAGCCAATTAGCGAGCATCAGTTATTCTAGCGGGATAGTAAAAACCTTTGGTTATACCTTGGGAAAATTGACAAGCATCACCCTTTCAGGATCGACACCCGATGGGATAAATCTGACCAAAACCATCGCTTATTCAGGCGATCAAATTTCCTCCATAACCTATTCTTAATACCATGCCCAAATCAACCACATTTAGTAACGATCTCGCAGCCTTGATCTTCAATGCTACGGCAATCGCAGACATCGCGGAAAACGATTCGTCATCCCCACTCGCTAACCTTTACCTGAGTTTGCATACAGCAGACCCCGGACTAGGCGGATCACAAACCACCAACGAAACCAGTTACACCAACTACGCCCGTATTGCAGTAGCAAGAACGTCAGGCGGTTGGACGGTTGCAAGCGGAGCCGCTGAAAACGCCGCTCTCGCTCAGTTCGCTCAATGCGGAGCATCTGGCGCGACCATCACCCACGTAGCTATTGGCACAGCATCGAGCGGAGCTGGTAAGGTTCTATATGCTGGCGAACTCGCAAGTTCGCTTGCAGTAGCTAACCTAATTCAGCCTCAGTTTGCTGCGGGTGCTTTGACTGCAACTGAATCTTAATATGAGCCAGCCTAAATACACCTGCAAAGAATGCGGTGTGGCTGTCATAATTGTTGACGGCAAGGCAATTCGTCCTTGCCCACACAAAGAAGCAGGAGTCACCGCGAATATAACAGCAAAGGCATACGGAGTAGGTTCAGCTAAAAACAAATAACCAATGGCGGGATTCAGGAACATAAGAGCGATCACGGATGCGGAATTGGCAGGGAAATCAAGTTTCTGCTCATTCCGCAAAGTGCCGTCTCAGGCTTCCACCGCTGGCAGATGGGTTGACTTGTCGATGGCGGCAGGCAATCCCGTTCCCAATTACTATGTGGGAGACGTGTTGACCGCAACTCTACTTGAGGGAGGCAAAGGCATCTACCACGGCGACGATAAATCCCCATCGTCAAAACACATAGCTCAACTTGGACTCACCACACCCACCGCCGCTCTTGTCGGGCAATACAGCCTGCTTGATTACCTAATATTTTATTCGTTCATCGACATGGACGATACCGATACTCAGTTGATGGACAACACCGTCACTCTGCCGAGATACACAGATGGTAGTGGTGTGATGGCAATGGCGGTTTGTGTAGCACCTACAACGGGCAGCGGATCATTCACTTTCGATTACATTAACGAATGCGGAATAGCCAAGACCAGCCCGACTCAATTTTGCGATACAACCGCGAGCAGCATTTCAAACATCGTAACGAGCGCACCCGGAACGGTGGCGGGCAACGGTAAGTTTTTGACACTTGCCGATGGGTGCAACGGAATCCAACGAATCACAAGCGTAACCATGCTAGTCCCCAACGGTGGACTCATGGCAATCGTTCTTGTGCAACCTCTTGGGGATTCCGTCATTCGTGAAATCAATACCACCACCGAATTAGAGTTTGTAACGGGTCGCCCCGGACTTCCTCGGATTCAGGATGGCGCATACCTTCATCTTATTATGAACTGCGCGGGATCAGTCGCGGCAGGGCAGCTATCTGGCTACGCTAAATTTATCTGGTCATAAAATTCAACTAACTAAAATCATGGGCTTTACATCACAAGACGACTTAATCAATCAAATCTCTACGAACGGAAAATACCTACGTAAAGATAATACTAAACTTACTTCGCCCGTTCATACGGCTGGTGGATGGCATCTTCTTTCTGGTTTAGGCATAATTTTATGAGTAGGTGATTGATGAAATTTCATCGCCTGAATAAGCGATGGTTTTAATGAGATTGATTCCTGATGGTGTTGATCCTGATAAAGTGACACTCGTCAATTTGCCTAGCGTGTAAGACAATGTTTTAATGACTCCGCTGGAATATGTTACGGTTACTAATTGACCTCCTGAGAATGTTAATGAAGCGTCATCATCGTCTAGATTTTTGGATACGCTTTCGAATGTATCTATTGCTGCGCCAGGTTCGCCTTGCAATCCAGTTGCCCCCCTTGGCTTGTCATTAGTTTTAATCGTAATCTTTTCACTATTATCAGTGAGTTTGATCGTGATGTTTTCGATAATTTCGCTCATCTTGTTGCATCATCTAGGATTTCAAGAGTGCCGCCGATGCGTGTCTTTCTCACGTTTTGGGCATCTGTAGTTTCGATTGACCAGAACCACATGCCAACTGCGAGCGGCATATTCGTAATTGCATCAACATAAAACTCCCATCCTGACGCGGATGTGATTATGATGTCCCCGCCTGAGCTTGTTAGCTCCAATCCAGTTGCTCCATCGGAGTCCTTAAAGAACATTCTAACTGATGATAATTCAGAAGAAAATGCCGTCCCATCTGATGTAAATGAAATATCAGAAAGACCGTCCCATGTGTCACCATAAATAACAGGGGTTAAATTTATGTTACGATTACAACTCATACGATACCAATTGCGGTAATTAGAACTTCCGTGTCGTCAGCTGTGGCGGCGAATGTCAGGGTTGCGAGTAGCTCATCAACTCCGTTCACACACGCGAGAAGTGCTTTGCCGCTTGCTGGGATCGGGATTACTAGGCTCGTGCTATTTGTGACAAGAACCTCGCCAGATAAGCATGAGACAAGTAATCCTTGAATATCTGTATTCGTGCCGTATGCCTCACCTTGGAAGTCTAATGCTGCTCCCTCCCACTCATTGGCTTCTGCGCCTCCTGTAAGCGTTGCCGCGCCGAATGAACCGTTAGTGAGTGTTTCAGTGGTCGCAATGGCGCTTCCTGCCTCTCCTGCGGTGTCTGCGGTCAAATCCATCGTGTCGCCCGTTCCTGCCGCTACCGTAACCGTAGGATGAGCGGTTGTTCCCGTACCGTAAGTCGTGCCAGCCCCCGCCGAAAGGTTAATGGCAGCAATGAGGTTGTCTAAGCTGTCTGAGGCGTTTGCCCCGATCAATACATCAAATGCAGCTGGAACGGTTGCGCGGAACGTATAAACCGTGCTGCCAATAGTGACGGTTTCTCCAGCAAGTGGAAGACCTGTTAGGGTTAAAACGCCAGTTGCGGCAACAGCTGCTTTTGCATCAACAGCAACAGCGAAAGTATTGGTGTTTAATGTCGCGTCATCTGCTGCATCCTGAAGGTAAAGCCGAGCGTGAAAAACTGAGTTTGCGCCAGTAAGCGTGGTTGCTGTGGATGATTGGCCTAAGATGAAGCTTCCTGATGTATTTGGGCGAGTGGCCGTGCCTGTCGCTGATAGTCCGAAATTAGCCGTAGCGTTTGAAATGCTCATGCCAGAATATTTGATTTCTAGCCCTCGAAAGTCAAATTAGGCACTAATTAAGGCGGCTCAGCAAAACTCCATAGCATAGGATCATGTCGCAATACTTGCTTAGTGATTGTTGCCACATCATCAGTCAAAGCAACCTGCGCTATTTCCCAATAAAAAGTTTCCCCCGCTGTGGCGATTGGCATTGTTTCAGCGAAATAAACTGAAATCGCCGTGTTTGTGTCCGGCATGGTTCTCATCAGTGTGATTTGAACATCATCGCTTTCACCTGCTGAACTGACGTAAAAATCAACAATAGGATAGAGCGACAATGCTGCTGGTATTTCACCATAAATAACCCCTGTTGCGGCTGTCACTGTTACACTACCGCCCTCCCAATCTCCAAACCCTGCCATGCTATTTGATGCACGCGTTGATGTTCCATCGAGATATGAATGAATCCTTCCTTCGCCTACATAAATGCTATCGGTTCCGTTTGCGCTGCATTTCCAAGGGTGGCTAGTTGAGCCAATCTGAACTATATTCGACCCGCCCTTACTTCCGCCACCTCCGCCACCTCCAAAGAAATCCTCTTTGATTGATGCTAGTTGCTTGATGGCGTAATTTACATCCTTAGCCCAAGCGAGAACATCCAGCCCTGATCTAGGGTTTCGAGGAATCGTTATTTGCGGTATTCTTATCATTCTGTGTATTTAGTTGTATTCCATCCTCCACGGTCTGATAGTTGGTAAACTAATTCAATCGTGTAAGACGGATCGTCAGTTCCTTCTTGCTCTTGGTTGATTGTTCCAAGCTTCCAATTTCTGCTCCCCCCTGTTGGCTTAACTGGGTTTCCTAGCGGTGTTGCAATTAAGCCAAGCTTATCCACATCAGCGGATGTGATCCCCTCATCGTCAGACCATCTTACCACATATTCATAAGTTCCGACTTCTATATCTCTATCGCCTTTTGCTATTAGAGCCGCTATCTCTCGTCCGTTTGTTGATGTTATAATATATGGACTTCCTGGGTCTTCGGTGTTTTCAAGAGTTACAAATTTCATTATTGGTTCTTCAGTCTCAATATCTGACTGAACCTGAACGTATCGACCAATATACTCACCGTCTCCCGATAGTGTGAAGTCACCACTCATTAGTAGCCCTATCATGTATTTTTCAATAGTTGTTAAGCTTGAAAATTTATCGCTTTCTGTAATCGGAACTGTTTTCAATGAGCCACGATAGCTAGTGGTCATGTATGACTTTTCGTTCTCAGGCGGTGATCCGATTGGTGCTACATACCCCTGAAACTCAACACCAATAACAGTATACCCGCCAACTTCCGTTCCGACTGTGGTTGTCGCTACTTTTAAAAAGTTAAAGTAATCATCATTGTTTGGGTCTAAGTCGCTCGGTCGTCTACCTCTGTTGAAATAAACGCGAGTGCTTAAGTTGTTGAAATCGCCTTTCTTAACTTTGAAAGTCTGAGATGCTTTCCATTTACCATTTTCTTCCTCGGTTGCTTGGAAATCAGGCTGCGGAATAATCGAATCAGTTAAAAATAATTTCGCGCTCATTACATTTTAGCGGGTGCTGGTGTTCCTAGTTTTCTATCAATACTTAAAAGTGCTTTAAGTGCTTGCATCATAGTTGCTTGAACTTTCGGCCCACCGGGGGAGAACTCAGAAACGAGTTCTGATTTTAAAGCTGACGCAATTTGATTCCTCATTGCTGAATTTTCCATTGCTTTATTGGCTGCTTCGATTTGGTTTGATTGAAAAGAAAGTTGGCCGAGTGATCTCTTTAAATCACTTGTGGCAAAGTTTGTGTCCGCATTGGACTGAATGCGCCAATCCGCGCCCAAATTAAATTTCCTCTTGGTGTCTTTGTAAAATCCTTTTTTCCCCTCCATTTTATCCACGAGCTTGTCAATTCCTATGGCATCGCCAGCACTATGAGCTAGGTTGGCTGTCTCCTTGATTAGGCTCATACCAACGCCTTCCATTGAGTTTTTAATTCCAAGCTTCAAACCATCACCGATAATTCTACCTATCAATTCGAATTTGGATGTGTCGCCCATAACTGCCTCGGATATAGCCTTGCCGATGAACTGACCAGCTATTTTCATCTTCTCTTCGAACTGTGGAATGAAATTAGTAGTTGCATCCAATGCTGATTTTAACCCCTCATTGAATCCCTCGCCAAAAGCTACTTTCAATCCGAAAACGGTATCTTTGAGTTTAGCGATTTTCCCTTCTGTGGTTTGCGATCCTTTTTCTAATGCTCCGTAAAACAAGCCTCCTTCTTTGGTTGCATCTTGGAAAGCCTGAGCAACCATATCGGCGGAAATCGCTCCGTCCTCCATGGCTTTTTTGAGTTCAACCATTGAACGGCCAGTGGTCTTAGAAATCTGCTGTAATGGGTTGAATCCGGCGTTGACGAATTGCAGAACCTCTTGACCCATTAAACGGCCTGCGGCTTGTGTCTGAGCGAATGCCAGCGCGAGAGAACCGAACCGTTCAGAGTTACCCATTGAAACGTCACCAAGGGCTTTTAGGGTCGGCATGACTTTATCCGTGGACATACCAAACGCGAGCAAGGTTTTGCCAGCTTGTGCGTAATCCTTGACCGATAGTGGAGATTTTGCGGCTTCTTTTCGGAAGTCTGAAATCAAGTTTTTTGCCGTGTCAGATGATTTAGTTAAAACCTCAAACTGAGTATTTAGAGATTCCATTTCTGCCGCCGCATCAGATGAGGATTTGGCGAATGATATTGTTGCTGCTGCTGCTGCTGCTAGTCCGACTGCGAGAGTTGCGATACCAGCTTTAGCGATACTACCTGCGAAGTTTTGGACGTTCTTAGATAAGCCGTTGAGTCCCCTTTGGACTTCGGTAGCATTGAACGAAATTTTTAAAGTAGTCCCTAAACTCATGATTATTCAATGTTCCAATTATGCTTTCTGGTTGATGCGTGGATGAGTTCGGATTGGAGTTTAATCTGGTTCATTGCTGCATCGGTTGAATACTCTACTTCTAGCCCCAAACTCATCCAATGACAAGCTATGAGCTGGTTTGCTATATCTATTTCAAGTTCATATTTAATCTCTTTTGCGGTGTAACCATAACGGCTTATGATGTGTATTCCCGTCACTAGCGGGCTTATTTCTATCGGCCTCGTTTCTTCGTCTGCCGCGCTGGTTGGCGCGTAATTGGCTTTTTTGGGCGAACATCGGTTGCGAAGAATTTATTTAGCTCTCTTTCGGCGTGGGCTTGTAATTCCCGCCATTCGTCAGCTTCTAATTCAGCCATGAATTTCTTTAATTCGGCTTCGATCTTTTGACGGGTCATTTTCTCAATTTCAGCTAGTGGCAAGGTGAATGCCCAGCAAACCTCCGCAACATCTTTAAGATCGGTTGACGCGCTGAGAAGTGTTTGATTTTTGGCTGTCGATTTAAGCCAATGAATTAACCCTAGTGTTCCTTTTTGGAGTTCGTATTTCATGTTCTATTTTATGTTTGAAAGCAAATATTCGCGCATCCGTTTAGGTAGCTTTTCAGAAATCAAACTGACTGCTTTTCCGCGCTCGTCATAAACGTGGAAATTACCATCGCGCTGAAATTTATTGGCTACGTCGAGCAGGTTGAAACGATTCGCTACGAATCCCAAAATGTAAGCGGGTTCTGAATCTGGCGAAGAATCCCAAACTTTAGGCTCTTTCGTCATTAGTATTCTGACTTGGTTTTTTGATAAGCCGAGCCAATCAGCAGCATATTCACACCATTCAATGTATTTTCTGCAATCTTGCTTTCGTCCTTTGATGAACTGCATGATCTTTCCAAACATTGAATCTGGATGGCGTGTGATATGAGCGTCCGATTCATTCCAAGCTTTCATCAATAAAGCCGTGGATATTTGACCGTCGATTGACTGATTGCAAAGACTGAAACGAACGTAGTCATTCCCGTTCGTGCTTGCGATGAGTTTCACCGCTTCTTTTTCAGGCGGAACTCCCATCGTCATGATTGCGGCGGCTAGGTTTAGATCGCCCGTGTTAAATGATTCACCTACTGGGGGTTTCATCGTTTCTCGTTAAATTTCTCAGTTTGATTTTTAGCTTACAACACTAGGGCTAGAGAGTGAGACAAGTGGTTTGTAGATGGCGGTAATTTCGCCGTTTTCAAACTCACTGTTCACACGGTTAAGGCTTGCGCCCGTAACAAGAACTCCTGCGCCTGCTGTTGGTGTCGTGAAAAGGTTTTTGCTGTCCAATGCAAGGGAATCTGCGGAACTGTTAGCGAGGGTTAATACCGCTGCCATATCAGGCACAAGGCCAGTGGCTTTAGTTTTAACAACTCCGCTGATACTGATTTCCGTAGACTCATTGTATAGCGATGCGCCGACATCAGAGCCAACGTGGTTTTTTGCGTAGGCCTGTTCTGTTGCGTAGGTGTAACCGATGTTTCCGACCAGTAGCCCGGTTGCGGAAGAATCGTCTACGGCTCCATATCTTGCGGCTGCGAATACTGTTGCGGACATGATTTTAAAAAAGTTAAATTGGGCAAGCTGTTACGGTTAAAGGGTAAGTTGTAACCCTTCTCCCATCTGTTGCCTCAGTGTTGAATCCTTCGGTTCTAATGTCAAATATGCGCCAAGACGTAGACTCGCTGATGGAATCAATCGCGGCTGTGTCAGCAAGTATATTGTAAAGGTCTAGTGCTGTCTGACGGTCTGATTCTGGCGTTTCTCCGCCGTCCTCTTCATCAACTGGAATGTTTGTAAGTTTTACCTCAACTGAAAAATCCGAAACCCCGCGCATCACTACTCCTGAATCGACACGCTCTGAACTGCCTGAAATCACAATCGAGATAAATGGCGGCTCTAGTGCTTCATCTTCCCCCATCGTGATTACCTCGTAATCCTCAAGTGATTCGTAGTTTTCCTTTTGGGAATCGACCCATAATTTTAGCGTTTCGTTGATGTTCATTTTCTATTTTTTGTTAAGTTTGTTGACGACGATTCTGTAAAAGTTCAGGCATTTTTTGCGCCCGTCTGCGATGGCTTTTTGAATCTGGTTCGATCTCAATACGTAATCATTGCTTGAGTGCCTGGCTTGGTTGGTTATTTCAGCGGTTGGTCTGAATCCGTTTTGTGGTGCTTTAGCTGTCCCGATGTAGGAGTGCTTGTGTGCATACTTTAAGAAGTTTGACCCGATGCTAAATTTATTTGAGCCTGTCTGGTTTTTTGCTATCTGATCTCCCGCGCCGATCCATCCACCTTTTGCTAATCCTGCCCGTTTAGCTTTTATCGTGATGGCTTTCTTCAGGTTAGCCATTGAGCATTTTTTACGCTGGCCGATGGGTAATTTAGGAACTCTTCGACCGCGCCTTATCCTGTTTGAATCAATCCATTCCATGATTTGTAGCGGGCTTTTTAACGCCGCCGCTCCTTTGGGTGTCTTTCCTTCAATCGGGATTACGCAATTCAATGCGTCTTTCCACATTGATGAACGATGCGCTTTCATACCTCCTTTGAACGGCTGGGAATACTTGGCGAGTTCTCGGCTGGTTTGAACTGACCAGCGTGTTACGGCCTGAGCCGATGATTCACCGAAAGCCTTTGCATATTTCTTAATTGATCGCTCTAGCTTTGCTACATCAACTGTTGCCCTTATGCTCATGCCTTGGTTTCGGTTTCCAGCGTGATCGTGGTAAACGAAACGCCTTTCGAGATTGATTTGACGCGATACTCTATGCCGCGAGCCGTTGCCTTTTTCTTGAGAATAACGCCAGCGGGTAGAACTGATGTTTTACAGACGGCGGTAAGCGTTTTGATTTTCTCAAATCCTGCCTCACTGAAATCCTCGTCGTCCATTGCTTCGTTAAGGACGCATTTAAACGCTGTTCCTCCGATTGTGACATCTTCCTGCCCGATGATTGGAAAGGCCTTTCCAGACATACTAGCGGCGAAATCTGATAGCATTGACATAGTGGGATGTTATAGCATTGAGATTTGAAAATCAAATAACGCCCACTCCGTTGCCAGAGTGAGCGTTATGACTATGAACTACGAATACCAGACAGAGATTAGCCAAGAACGATTGCTGCGTGTTCTGGTTTCTTAGCGACCCAGCCCCAAAGAGCGTGGATGCGATAAAGAACCATGCCGTCACCCGGATAGACTCGGAGATCAAAGCTGATGCCCGTGCGTGGGTCAGTGATGATTTCGTTGTCGATTGCAAGGTCGCCAGCGGATGGGAATACTGGCAAGCGGGTTGCGAGCAAAAGAGCATCCGAACTGAAAGCAAGGTTGCGGGCGGAAGTTGCGTTGACGGTGACAGCTGCGTTGTCGGCAACGTTTTCCATCAAGCCGGGTGCGTTAATAGTGAAGCTACCGCCAGAAAGAGCGGTTGCGACAACATACTTATGGTTGCCGATGGTTACAATGTCACCTGCAAGGATGGTTCCTGATCCGCCATCAACAGTGATAGTGGTGTCACCTGCTGTCGCTGATGCATCATTGATTAGATAACTTGCGCCAGTTCCAGCGGTAGCATTGTTGATCTGTGCGGATTCACGAACGCTGAAACCGTGGAGGTTTAGCAATTCGCCATCGCGCAATGTCATACTGCCGCCAGCTTCGTTAGCTTTGGTGAGTTGACCAAGCGTGCGAAGTGCTGCGCCTGCGCTGGTGTTGATAACCATCGAGCGGCCGGAAGTTGGTGCGCCGTTGTCGTCAAGAATCTTGCGAGCTTGTGCAGCATCGGCAAGAGTCGAAGCAAAAGGAGTTGTGCCAGCGGTTCCGTATGCACGGGACGCGCCGAGTGCGATAGCGTCGCAGACATCGTTTTCCATTTCATTAACAAGAACGCGGAAAGCTTGTGCAATCTGATCTTGTTGAATGTTAAGGAAGCCCGGCCCTTGATCAACAGAGTAACCCTCTTCGCCAGTCCAAGAGAATGCGGCATACTTGTTCTTAGTGAGAGTAAGAGAAGAGTTAGCAATCGCTTGGTCAACAGCAGAAGGAACTGCCATGCTTGGGGTGTAGCTGGAGGTCGTATTGACTGGAGCTTTGTGGATGCGAAGAGTTTGGTTGGATGCTACGCGGTCAGCGGAAGCATCACGTTGGACTCCAGGGATTGCGCCGACGAGTTCGCGTGAAACTACGTCGAGCGCGGCGTAGACATCAGGGATGAGGTTGGTGAGGGTGTTAGCCATGATTTTAGTTAGTTAGATTGTGAGATTATTGGTTTGAGATTGTGCCGTTCTTTTGACGAAATTCGATCTTTTCCTTTTCGGAAAGTTTCGCGTGTTCGTCTTGAGATAGTATCAGTTTTGCTTCGGCGGGTTTTTCTTCCTGCTTGGGCTCGTCTGGTTGAAATTGTTTTGGTTTTGCCATTATCTTATTTGATTTTACCGCCAGCTTTTACGAATGCCATACGAGCGGAGGGTTTCATTGCGTTGAACTCTGCTCGGGTTTTGACTCCCTCAGAGATTGCGCTATCTTGAATTTCCAATGGCTCTTCTTGTCCGATAGTGGCGAGCATTTCGACTGCTTTAGCGGATGCTGATTCATCAGCGTCTTTTACTTTGGATTCAGCTTCGATCAGCTTTGCGTTAAGCTCGGTGATTTGCTCGTCCTTAGCTGTAACGATAGCTTCGATTTCAGCGATTTTGCTATTAGCTACCACAAGTTCATTGGAAACAGTTGCGTGGCTTTCGATGGATGCTTCAAGCTCTGTAATGCGGTCTTGTGCGGAGACAAGTTCAGCGCGGATTGAATCATTTTCAGCAATATGCGCTTCAAGTTTTTCAACTTCTGAATTATTTGGGAAAAGCTTTGATAGAATGCTCATGGTTGGTTTTTCGCTTTTTTCGTTTTGAATGTCAAATTGACCACTTTCGTTCTTCGCGCCTTTGTCTTTTTTATAGTCAAATACGCCGTCGATAAACTTCATCGAGATGGCTTTATCGGTGTCCATCCAAGTTTCAGCTAACATCAAATCACGAATCGCTTTTTGGTCACCGCCCGTTCTTTCGGAATAGATCGCTGAGATTTCGGAACTGACGGATTCAAGTAAATCTGCTTGTCGTTTAAGTGCGCGTGCGTCACCCGCTGCCATCGTGGATGCTTCATGAATCATGATGCGACTTCCTTTGGTCATATAGCGTTTGTCACCAGCCATTAGAATTACGCTACCCATTGAGGCTGCTAACCCGTTCACGATTGCTGTAACTTCGACTCCACGCTGGGAGATTCCACGAAGTGAATTGTAAATCCTCATTCCCTCGAAAACGCTTCCGCCGGGGCTATTGATTTCAACTTCGAGCTGCTCAAGTGCATCGTCAGCAGCGCATACCATTTCGCCGATCTTCATATGCATTTCCACGGCTTTGAATCCGTAGAGTTTTTCTAGGTCGTCGATAAGCTTATCTGCTGAATCCTTGTATACCGATTCATTCAGTTTTACTTTGCCCTTGCGGTTTTCGATTTGGAGTAAATCATTCATCTTCTTCTTGTGTTTGAGTTTCTGGTTTTTCGATTTGTTCGACTTCTTTGACCTCGTTCGGGGTAAGCATGAACATTTCACGATCTTCGATTTTGATCTCGGTTTGGTATTTTTCAGATGCTTCTTGAGATACTTTAGCGGCGATTGCTTTACGCTCCGCTACTGCCCAAGCGCGTTTCATGTAAAAATCATCTTGGCGTAATCCGCGAGCCTCTAAGACCTCATCTAGGTTGCGTGAGCCGGTGCGAAGTTCTTCAAGTTCCATTTTGGATTCGCGTCCATCATCAACTGACAAGCGAGGCGGTTTGGAGAAATCCCAAAGAGTAGGTGCGCTGACAACTGGGATTCTGCCTTGTTCTGCGAATACCGAGTAAGCCCAAGTAAATGCGCGACGAGCTGCATACCATAGTTGACCTTGGCGTTTTGTGACAAATCGACGGCATTTAACGATTTCGCCGCGCTCTGATGTTCCTTGACCTGTTGATTTCCAAACAGAATAAGACCAGACAGGAATAATTGCATCACGGGCAATACGATCTTGAAACGATTCCCATACTTCGCCGGGGTTTTCGTGTTTGATTTGCTCAATCTTTTCCTTGCCATCAGACGACATGTAATACACGCCGCCGGGAAACTCTTGGTGAACAAATTCGCTATGTTCCGACTCCTCGCCAAGTAACGAATTGCGCGGGTCGTCAAGATTTGGCGCACCGTTTTGATTGAAAACAGTAAGATGTAATCGGGAAATGATTTGCTGTCTAACCCGCTCATCTTCCAAAGATAGAAGAGACATTTTCAGCGACTCTAAGGCATGAGTGAAAGCGGGGTAGCCTCGACCTTGATCGCAATGGGTAGCGTCAAAGATATGAATGATGTCTTTGGCTGGGATGTCTTTCATTAACTCCTTGCCATCTTTCCCAATGTTGAATCTGTAAGCCGCTGGCCGTCCTGATGCGTAGTAAATTACACCGTCACAGATGCGATAACCTTTGTATTCGCCGTCATTAACAACCGTCTCGCCTCTTGAATAACAGCGATGTGACGGAATCATTTGGATGCGGGGAAAATTGTCATCTCCCTTTACCATCAACCAAAAAACATCGCCAGCCACGTCGATTTCAATACTCGAAAGCTCAATTAGTTCAACCGCAATCACATATTTTTAAGATATGATTTTAGACTCATACGGGCAACCCTACAAAATTGCACACGCAGCGGATCAGAACCGCAGAC